AGAAGTCCGACGACGATCTGCTGCGCTTCCTTGAGGCAGAGCAGGCCGACGCCTTCTCCTACAACGAGGGGCAAGTGGCCGCCGCTCGCAGCCAGGCGATGCGCGATTACCTGCGCTATCCCTATGGCACGGAGCAGGAGGGGCGGTCCAATGTCGTCACCTCGGACGTATTTGACACCGTAGAGGGCATCCTGCCTGACTTGGTGGAGGTGTTCGTTGCCTCCGACAAGGCGGTCGTCTTTGATCCGGTGGAGAAGGCCGACGAGGAAGGTGCGAAGCAGGCCACCAACGCCTGCAACCATGTCTTCTACAAGCAGAACAACGGGTTCCTGACCCTCTACACCGCCGCCAAAGACGCCCTGATGCTCCGGACGGGCGGGGTGAAGTGGTATTGGGAGGTCAAGCGTACCCCCAACTTCGAGACGTTCTCCGGTGATGAGATGCAGGTTGCGCTGCATCTGGTCACGCATCCCGACGCAGAGGTCATCTCGCAGGAGGATGTGGAGTACGAATACACGCCCGAGGAAAATCTGGAGCGTGCTGCGGCGCTGATGATGGGGACGGAGCTTCCCGAGCCGCCGCGCAAGATCAAGATTCGCCTGAAGACCATCAAGCAGCGTGGTCAGGTTCGCGTGGTTCCGCTTCCGGCCTATGAGCTGGAAGTGTCGGCCCGGCACAATTCCATCCTGCTGGACGAGTGCCCCTACGTCGCGCACAAGACGCAAAAGACCCTATCCGACATCAAGGAGATGGGCTTCAAGGACGTTACCGAGGACGATGTCAAAGCTGCAAGAGACGAGGGCAGCACGCAGGACCAGGAGTTCTACGAGACGGCTCGCGGTGAGGCCGAGTCCAAAGGCAACGACCTCGACCCTGCGATGGTTCGCGGCTGGCTGCGTGAAGAGTACGTCCTGTACGACCGGGATGGCGACGGGATTGCCGAGCGGCTGAAAGTCACCCGCCTGGGCCCGAAGCTGCTGGAGTGCGTGGAGTTCTCCCACGTTCCCATTGCCGCATGGACACCCTACATCCTGTGCCACAAGTTCGACGGCCTGTCTGTTGCGGACTTGGTGACGGACATCCAGAAAATCACCACCGACATCCTGCGCAACCAGATTGACAACCTGGCGCTGGCGAACAACCAGGAAACGGTGGTCCTGACCGACGCCAACGGAAATCCGAAGGCGAACATTGATGATCTGTTGAATCGCCGTGTCGGCGGGATCATGCGCGAGCAGGTTGCCGGAGCGATCCGCCCCTACGCCGAGCGGTGGGTAGGTATCGAAGCGATGCCGATGGTGGAGATGGTCGGGCAGATCAAGGAAAAGCGCACGGGCTACTCTCCTGTGGTTGCTGGGCTGGATGCGAACGCCCTGAACAAGACGGCTACGGAGATTTCCAAGCAGACCAACGAGCGCCAAAAGCGCATGAAGCTGATGGCTCGCATCTGCGCCGAGGCGTTGATGAAGCCGACCTTCCGGGGCATCTTCAAGACCCTGACCGACTATTGCATGGAGAAGCTGTCCTTCCGCCTGAACGGGGAGTACGTCAACTACGACCCGCAGGAGTGGCGGGATGGCTACGACATGACCATCAACGTCGGGATTGGCTCTGGCGACACGATGCAACAGACCGCAGCCCTGATGCAGATCGCACAGGCGCAGGCGATGGTGGCGCAGTCACCGGCCGCGATGCTCCTGCTCGACCCGGACAAGATCTTCAACGTCCAGGCCCGGATTGCCGAACTGGCAGGGTTCAAGAATCCGGAGGAGTTCTGGAAGAACCCCAAGGGTCAGATGCCGCCTCCTCCCGGCCCGCCGCCGCAGGTCATGTTGGAGCAGATGAAGGGGCAGACGCAGATGCAAGTGCAAAGCGCCAAGAACGAGATGGCGCTGATGCAGAAGAAAGCGGAGTTGGAGCTGCAAGCGGCCAACGACATGCGCGACCAGCAGCGCGAGCAGCAGAAGGCCCAGATGGACGCACAGATCAAGGCGATGGAAGCCGAGATGCAGCGCCAGGCCGAGGAGCAAAAGCTGCAATTCGCGCAGTGGAAGGCCGAACTGGACGCCGCCGTCAAGCTGCAAGTCGCCCAAGTGAGCGCGCAGGCCAGCGTGCAGAACGCCGCTACCGCTGCCGCAGAAGCTGAAATCACCCGCGAGGTGCAATGAACGACCGCGACCTACAGAACGACATCGACCGGGCGGGCAACGCGGCTCGCCTGCTCACCGACCCCCTGCTGGCCGAGGCTTTGCAGGCGATCCGCAATGAAGTCGTGCGGACCTGGGTGGACTGTCCGGCACGCGATCAGGAGGGCAAGGAAGCCCTCTGGCAACTGGCGCGCACCGCTGACAAGTTCGAGACGCTGCTACGCGGCTACATCGAGAGCGGCAAGCTGGCGACGGCTGGCCTCAAGCAGTTTGAAGAGCGCAAGGGATTGCGGAGAGTGTTCGGTTAACTGATACATCAACAAGGAGCAGAAATGCCGATGGGTTTACGTCTCACGTCCAAGCGGGTTTTGGCTGAGTTGGTCCGACGCAAGGACTATTTGCAATCAAGGCTGGCATCCGGAGCACTTCCGCCCTCCGTGGCGCGAGCGATCAGTCAAGAACGTGATGCGCTGCTATATGCAATCCACCTCGTTGATCAGAAAGTGGCCGAACTCGCCGCCAAACATGAACCAAGTTAGCAGGCTGACAACTCCCAGCCACTAAGGGCCGCTTTCGAGCGGTCTTTTTATTGGAGTCGGGCAACGTAGTGATGCGTCCCCAAGGAAATCTAGATGGATCAGGAAATCGACCAAGCTGCGGCAGTCGAGGAACAGCAAACCCCGGAAGACGAGCTTCTGGACGCGCTGGACGCGCCCACGGAGGGTGAGCCAGAAGAGGGCGCAGCGCCGGAAGAGGGCGAAGAGGAAGCTCCTGCGGTATCGCAGAAATTCCGCGTCAAGATCAAGAACGAACGGGACGAGGACGAGGAGAAAGACCTCTCCCTGGAGGAGTTGGCCGCTGGCTACATGCAAAGCGCCGACTACACCCGCAAGACACAAGCGGTCGCTGCGCAGGAAAAGCAGCGGCAAGAGCAAGTTTTCCAGGCCGTGCAACAGACGACGCAGCAAGCGCAGCACCAGCTCGCCGCACTGCAAAACCTCGTCCTGTCCACGGCAGCGCCGGAGCTTCAAAACGTCAACTGGCAGCAGTTGGCAATGGAAGATCCGGCGCGTTATGTGCAGTTGCAGGCTAGACACCAGCAACTGTCCGAAGTGCTTGGAGTGATCCAGTCACAAAACCAGCAACTAGAGCAGCAACGTACCGCCGCAGCGGAGCAACAGCGCGAGCAAGCCATCAAGCACTCGCTGGAGTACCTGAGTAAGGAAATCCCCGGATTTAACCTCGAAAAGGAACGCCAAGGGCTGTTTGAGACGGGCAGGAGGTACGGATTCAAGGACGGCGAACTCTCCGGAGTGATCGACGGCCGGATGCTGCATGTGCTGCGTGATGCCCAGCAATGGCGTCAGTTGCAGACACAGAAACCCAAGGCGATGCAGAAGGTGGTTGAGGCCCCCAAGGTCTTGAAGCCGTCCGCACCGCAACCCAAGAAAACCAACCAATCCGCTTTGGATCGCCTGAAAAAGACAGGCCGCGCCAGCGAGTTGGTGAACTTCCTTTAAGGATGAATTGAGATGGCACAACCTACCAACACCTTCGACGCATACGACGCCGTTGGCACGCGCGAAGACCTGCAAGAGAAGATTTACATGGTGTCCCCCGAGAAGACTCCGGTTCTCTCGATGGGTCGCCGCTTCAAGGCTGCACAGAAGTTCCACGAATGGCAGCGTGACTCGCTGGCGACCCCGAACAAGGACAACGCCGTCATTGAAGGCGACGACCGCTCGGGGACCGCGCTCACCGCCACCAACCGCGTCGGCAACTACATGCAGTTGTTCGACAAGATCGCGGTGACGACTTCGACGCTGCGCAAGTCAACGACCGCAGGCCGCGCGGACGAAATGAAGTACCAGATTGCCGAAAAGGCGATTCCGGAACTCAAGCGCGACATTGAAGCCATGCTGATTTCCAGCAACGTGGCGGTGGCGGGCGACAGCACCACGGCGCGCAAATCCGCTGGCCTGGGCCGTCTGATCTATACCAACGCCTCCTACGGTGGTGCTGGTGCGACCCCGGCGCACACCTCTGGTGCCGCCACCTCGGCGCTGACCGCTGGCACGAACCGCGCGTTTACGGAGACGCTGCTCAAGACGGTGCTGGCGAGCATCTACACGGCCTCCGGCGATCAACCCGACTTCATCTCGGTGACGCCTTCGCACAAGCAGACCTTCTCCGGGTTCGCTGGCATCGCGGTCAACCGCTACCAAGTGGCCAAGGGCCAGCAGGGCGTGATTGTTGGCGGCGCTGACATTTATGTTGGCGACTTCGGCGAACTGACCGTCGTTCCGAACTATGTGCAGGCCACGGCCAACAGCGATACCGCGCTGATCCTGAACAAGGAGCAATACGGTGTTGCCTACCTGCAACCGATCCAGACTTCGCCGCTGTCGAAGACCGGCCACTCCGACAAGGAAATGGTGTTCGCCGAGTGCGCCGCTGTTGCCCTGGCGGAAAGTGCGCTGGGCAAGGTGTCCATCT